AAAATAAAAAATGCATACAACATTGCATTCAAAAAAATATACATCTTTCAAAACGAAGACAATGTAAAGGAATTAATCTGTACTTATAATGTTGATTTAAATCAAGGTGGTGTTGATTATAACGCGGTAGAGAATACAATATCACTTCATAGAAAGAAACATTCCAATACATTATATACAATTAATGCATTAAATGAATGCATAAAGAATTTGAACAATGGAGTACTTGATCCCAAATTTATGATTCCCTGGGAGAATTTCAAGAACACTTTATTGGTTACAAACGCGGAAGGATTGAATAGAATTTCAACAAGGATTTATAAGATTATAAAAATAGATTAGAGGTTTTAATTTTTTTATATATACTTATATATACAATACATTTAAATTAAATTACAGGAGAAATGGTTATGTCAGATACAAAAGAAGCAACCGTAGAAGAAGTTAAAGAAGAAGAAAAACTATCCCCCTTATATTATTTTTATTCACAAGGATGTGGTTGGTGCAAAAAATCAGAACCACTTATTGATGAATTAAATAAAGAGGGGTATGATATTCTTAAACTTGATTTGGCTGATAAAGATAATCAAGCTATACAAAAAGAATTAAAAGATAAATATAAAGCACAATGTGGTACACCCTGGTTTATAGATGCTGAATCGGGAAATCAAATTTGTGGTTTTAGAGAAAAAGATATTTTAGAAAAATGGGCAAATGGTGAAGAAATACCCGCACCACCTAAACCAAATGGTCCACCTCCTCCACCACCTCAAGATTTTGATAATAAAGATCAAGTAGCTGAATGGAGAACAAAGTATGAAGGTTGGGTTAAGGAAAATGATCATATGAAAAATCTTCCGACACCAGAACAGATGTTACAAAGACTTCAACAACAAAAGAAAATGATGGAACAAAGACAAGCTCAACAAGCTCAAGGCGGTGCTGTGAATCCAGCACTTGAAGGTAGAATATCTGTAATGGAACAAAAGTTAGATAGGTTATTAAATCATTTAGGTGTTAAGACAGATGATATAAAACCACCTGCTTCACCAACACCACCTAAACCACCTGTGGTGAATAATCCACCAAGAAAAGTTCCTGCTCCACCTGCGAGTAAGAA